ATATGAAAAGCTAGATATACCACTCAAACAACAAGCCTTTAGATGGTTTAGAGATAAGCATTGTATCCATCATGGAATAATAGGTGATCTAAGTAATAATTTAACTAATATAGTTTATGTGTATACCATATTTGCAGCAGGTAGGTCAGAAGAATACAAAACCTATGAAGAAGCAGAACAAGCCTGTCTAAATAAACTAATAGAAATCTGTAAAAACAAATAGTATGGAACACAAGATTATAAACACAGGAGATTATCTGCTAATAGTAGATGAATCAGAGATTAAAGAGGGTGATTGTTACTTATCCCCAAGCGGTATATGGTTTTATAATCATCTTAACCCAAACCATAATAAAAATTGTAAAAAGGTATTAGCCCACCTACCACTCAACAACTCACCAATACTTGAAGGTGTAGATTTATTACCACCACTTGAAGATGAGGTTGAGAAGCTTTTAAATGATGAGATAAATTATTGGTATCGTGAAACAGGAAGTTTAACATCTGAAAAAATAGTTAGAAGAGCTTTTTCAATAGGGTTAAAAGCCAAAGAAAAGTATAAGTACACAGAGGAGGATATGATAGAGGCAATGTTGCAAATATCAGAATATTATGCCAACAATATTAATAAAGATGTGGATGGGCATAAGAAATCATTAGATATCATCCAATCCCTCCAACAACCAAAGATGCCTGTCGGGTTTAAGTGTGAGATAAAGCAAAAATCAGTAAATGGTAGCATCCCTGTTAATCAAGAATGGGAATATGAACCTAAAACAACAACCAACCCACAAGGTCTTACTCAATGGGTAGGAGAATATATTTATTAACTATTAAAACTTAGAAATCATAGGACAATATTACATAGCAGTAAATGTGGAGGACATGGAACATGTAGAACCTCACACGTATAATAATGGTGCTAAACTAATGGAGCACAGTTACATAGGTAACAACTTTGTAGAAGCTGTAGAGTTTCTACTACTAGAAGGTGGTCGCTGGCACAAGAAGCCTGTAGTATGGGCAGGTGAATATGCTGAAGAAGAAGGTTTTTTTAACTTATACAATACGTGTAAAGGTGATGGTCTACAGATGCTTATAGAAGCAGTACCACAAGATCATTACTTCTTAGTAAACTATGATAATGAAGAATATGTAGATAAGAGAAAGTGTCCTAAGATAGGATTTCTACCGGGGCAAAAAGCTGGTGATGACCACTGGCAGATACATCCTCTACCTATTCTAGTATCAGAAGGTAATAAGTTTAGAGGTGGTGGTGACTACTACCCTACATCTGAAGAACAAGAAAGATTTGTAGGATCCTGGGCAAGATGTAGAATAGGACTAGTAAAAGAAGTACCTGAAGGTTTTAAAGAAATAGTACCAAACTTTAATGAATAACAAATATGAGATACATAACAACAACAGTAGATGTAGATATAGACTATGATGATATAGATGATGATCAGCTATTAGACATTGTAGAAGATAGGGTAAAGACCTATAAGAAAGATATAGATAAGTACCCCCATGTAGCAGCCTCTAATACTAAAAAGCTAGATAAGTTTATATCTGATATCAGAGAAACAGTAGGACTACCTAGCAAATCAAGTGAAGGTAGTACTCTCCTAGATGAGATGTATGAGGATGCTTTTAAAAAGATCCGGGATAAGTTCTCTATAGATGAGGTAGAAGCATTTTTAAAAAGTAAACTATGACACCAAAAGAAAAAGCAGAAGAATTATTTGTAAAGATTAACAAAGAAGGACTACATCAAATATCAAGTGTCATAGCCAGACATGTTCGAAAACAAATGATTAAACAATGTGCATTAATAGCAGTTGATGAGGTATTGAACTTTATAAACACAGATGCATTTAGCTATACTAATGAAGAATATTGGCAAGAAGTTAAACAAGAAATAGAAAAGCTATGAAAACAGTAGATGAAATAAGAGCAAAACTTGTAGATCTTGTAGCAGAGTATGACCACATCAAAGAGTGGTATAACAAAGCTTCTGAAAAATACCAAAAAGATAAAGACTTCTGGGGTAGAGATCAAGCTGATAGAGGTGAGATGGATTATGCTTCTGATGAACTAAGCAAATGTGGTCATAAAATACACATACTAAAGTGGGTTCTTGATGAGGAAGAAAAAACTGAAGGAGGTGGGCTATGACAGCATTGTCTATAATAATTGCTAGTATGTGGGTAACATACTGGCTTAAAGAAATAGTAGTAGAACTTAAAAAAATGAATAATAAACTATGAAAAAACTATTATTAATATTAACAGTAAGCCTCACTCTTACAGGATGTAGGAGTTGTGTGGCAGATTATGAACAGAGAAGAGCTGGGGTACAAAAAGTATGTCCTAAGTGTATCTACACAGTAAGTGAGGGTATGCACATAGCTCAGGATACTAGTAAGCAACCCAACATTATTTATAAAGTATACTTCTGCAACGGAGGTTTTTACTATAATGCATGGGATGTAGATCACCTAACTAAAATACAGTAGTATGATGATACTACTTTTAGTAATAGTAGCTATCTTTCTAATCTGTGTTTTTACTGAAAAATCAGATTGGGATAGAATGAAAGAAGCTGAAAAGCTACCACCTTTTACAAAAGAAGAAGCAGAACAGTATTATAAAGAAAACTATGGAAAATAAAACAGCAGTAGAATACCTAATCAGTGTGGTAAAGAGTCCTGAGTGGCAAGACATGTATATCTGGCACAAGGAAGAAGTCTTTAAGACTGCTCTTGCTATGGGAGAGAAAGATATGCTTAATGCTTTTAGTGCAGGTATAAACTGTGAGTTTGGTAATGGTCCAAACTTTGAACAATGGATTAAAAAATATAAACAAGAATAATATGAAAACACAAGAAGAAATAGAACAGTTAGCTGAAAACTTTTACTCACCTACAACAACAGATCTAATATGTTCACCTAAGTTAGTAAGAGATGCTTATGTAAGAGGCTATACACAGTGTCAAGAAGATATGGGTGAAAAGAAGTATACAGAAGAACAGATCCTATTTGCTTTTGTACATGGAGGAACTAAGGCTGAGGAAAATAAAGATGCTAAGAAGCTAGCTGAAAACTTTAAAGACGTTATGAAGATACTAAACAGAGAAGAGTAATGGTAGAAAAAATAACTAGAAAGTATGGCAAAAACAGTATTAAAATGTAAAGGTAATGAGCTTTATTCTTATAACAGTGACTGGTTTCCTAAGGTAAATATAGGTGAGACCTTACAGTTTGAAGAAGCTTATCCAGAAACCACGGTACAAAGAGGCTTGTATATAATAGAAAGTATAAGACATGTTTTTACTAAAAACTCTAAAGGTATGCATGGATCTACAGATATTACCACAATAATAGAATTAAGAACATGGTAGAGAAAGTAATCAGAAAGTCTATGCTTATAAGACCTAGTGGTAGAAGCACGGACTTTATTAGTCCTAGCTTTGGCCACGGGTGTTTGTATAACTGTACTTACTGCTACATGAAAAGACATAAGCCTGAGGGATTAGATATAGCAACTAATACTGAGGAGATACTTACTGAGATAGATCATCACGTATGGTTTGCAGATGTGTGGAAACCTAATCAAACACACGATAAGTATATTACTTATGATATATCTTGCAACGAGGACTTTGTTTTACATCTAAAGTATCACGAGTGGCAAAAGATCTTTGACTTCTTTAAGAATCATGAAAGAGCTATGGGTAGTTTTGCTACTAAGTATGTAAACCCTGAGCTCTTAACTTATAATCCACATGAGAAGATTAGAGTAAGATTCAGCCTTATGCCACAGTTTTATGCTGATCAGTTAGAACCTAATACTAGTTCTATAGAAGAAAGAATAAAAGCTATAAACTGGCTAATAGGATCCGGCTATGATGTGCATATAAACTTTTCTCCTGTAATAGTAACTCATGGTTGGTTACAAAATTATAGAGCTCTATTCCAGCTGATAGATAGACACGTAAAGTTTAAAAAGAAAGTAAAGGCTGAGGTTATATTCCTCACCCACAATGAAGCAAAGCATGAGTATAACATAGATAATAATTTACCAGGGGAAGACCTGCTATGGATGCCTGAGATTCAGGAGTCTAAAGTATCTCAGTATGGTGGAGAAAATCTTAGGTACAAACACGATCTCAAAGCTCAGTACATAGAAGAATGGACAAAGCTACACGACGAGATTATACCGTGGAATACTATACGTTATTGCTTCTGAGTAAACTAGTATAAACAATTAAAACAAAACAAAATGGTAATGGATATTTTTTATTTAATAGGGTTGATATTTCTATATCACACCTTCACGCTCATATTTAATCCTAAAAGAAACGTAGATATAATGATGCGAAGAGCTAACACGGGCATCATAGATATTGCTTATTTCTTTTGGATATTAGTGGGCTTAGCTATATCCCATGATAGACTGTTATTTTTTATAATAATATTGATGGGGTTATTTAGCTATATCTTTATAAAGAAAGCTGGTAATGATGAGAAGGAAATCCGTAAGGTGATTATTGCAGACGCTGTAGTATCCGCGATAATTTTAACTATGATTTGTTTACGTAACTTAGCAGGAATATGAATATAAATCTTAAACATTTAGCACAGCAGAAAGCTTCTCTAATCTATGCACAGAAGCAGTTATCTGGAGCTGGTAGAACCAGCCGTTATTTAAAAGATCTAGTAAGATTGCTAGAAGAAATAGAGGTAGATTTAGAAATAGGCGGGGAGTCTATTGTAGAACTAGACATGCCTAGACTAGAAGCTATAGAAGAACGTAACAAGTTCTTAGCTTTCTCTAAAGAATCAGATGAAGATCACAACTAAAAGCTTATGAGTGAGAAACATAACATATTTCACGGGCAGTTTGTAAAGCATCCTGATGGATATCTTCAGCCTATAAGCTCCACATTACCTAGGTATATGGAGTTTATAGCTAGCTTGCAAGATGACCAAAAGGTAGAGATCTTTATGGAAGCCAATGAGGATAGCGGTACCGTGCCTCAGCTAGCAAAGATACATGTGTGTATCAGAGAGTTAGCAAAAGAACTAGGTTATACTTTTGAGGATATGAAGCTGGAAGTAAAAAGAAAAGCCGGCCTTTGTATTAAGAAAGGATTAGGAGGAGAAGTATTTATGATATGCAAATCTTTTGCAGACTGTTCTAAAGATGAACTAGGTCTAACAATAGAAGCTATTAATGAAATAGGAGATACTGTAGGTATAAACTTTAGGTAGGATCCTGATTAGCTTCGGGATCTGGTACCTCTATCTCTCTTTTTTCTAGGAGATTCTGTTCTTTAGCAGCCATTTCGATTTCGTACATAAGCGAAGTAAGAGTTTGTATATGATATTCGAACTCTGTCTTTGCTTGTTCTTTATCGGACATGCGCTTCATAGCCTCTAGGATTTCTTCCTTAGTAGACTTAGAAGTATAGTGAATAGTAAGTTGCTGAAGTCTAGCATAGAAAGATCCTGTGATCTCCAGTTTAATCTTAGACTCAAAAGGTATAACTTCGATTTCGTGTTTTGTTCCCATTGGGACAAAGCTAAATAAAAAAACAAAATAAACCAAACAGATGAGTACGATAAACAATGTAGATTTACAAGAGATACAGCATAAACTTTATGAACGATTAAAGCCTTCGGGCTGGGCGGATAAACTAAAAGGATTTATTCTAAGTGATGACTTCATGAAGATACTGCAGACTCTACATAAAGAAGCTACAGAAAACAAAAGGTTTACTCCTCCTCTTAAGCAAGTCTTTAGAGCATTTGAAGAGTGCCCTTACAACGATCTAAAGGTAGTAATGATTGGACAAGATCCTTATCCATACCAAGGAACGGCAGATGGTATAGCATTCTCCTGTAGTAATGACGGGAAGATACAAGCATCTCTAAGGTATATGTTTAAGGAAATAGAAGACACAGTCTATCCTACAGAAGGATACACGTGGGATCCTGATTTATCTAGATGGTCTAAGCAAGGTATGCTGATAATTAATACAGCTTTCACGACCACGATAAATAAAGTAGGACAACATTATACTTTGTGGCAACCGTTTGTTGCTTATTTATTGGATATATTATCCTTTAATAACCCCGGACTAACCTATGTCTTTATGGGAAACAAAGCAAAAGAGTGGATGAAATCTGTACCGGATAACAACTATAAGTTGATGTGTTTACATCCTGCAGCAGCAGCGCATGCATATCAGGAGAAGTGGGACTCTGGTGATATCTTTAACAAGGTATCCGATGTAGTAAAGAAAAGCTTTAACTATGATATAAAGTGGTGATTATCTTCCTAAGATAATAGATAGGACAAGGACAGCACCTGTGCTTATCCATCCTATCTTAAGCCACTTGTTAGCATTGGTAGCGTTATCAAGTTTAAGATTAAGATCTTTGATATCAGAATCCTTAGAAGAGATTATCTTTTCTTTGAGGATAAGCTGGTTAGATAATCCAAATATCTCTACATCCTTTTCTACAATCATAGAATCTCTATTAGCCAACATCAGTTTGCTAGTAGCAAGTAATGTATCACAAGCTTCTAGTTCGATCATAGACGCAGCAATCAAACGTAGTTCTGTTATACCGTAACACTTAACGGTATCTTGAGCGGGTTTTCCACTTTGTGCGAATGATGCTGTCCAACTGGCTAGGACTAGCAGCACCAAAAATAAACTTGATTTTTTCACGTGTGACATATATTACTCTGGGTTCAACATTAAGGAGGGAATCATATGATACTTGCAACCGCGATTGCCTGACACGGCTAGAATCAATCTGCTTCTGTAGTAAAGAAATAGAATCTCTAAGTCTTTGCTCAGTATCAGACTTGATAATTGTCTCAGGCTTTTTATAAATGATGTATGCTATAAGGCCTATGATGATCAGCAACATCGCTGATATCAAAGCTATATTAGTAGCAAAGCTTTTGTTGTTTGTTTCTTGTGTCATATATTTGCTCCCCTTTTGCAATAATACAAAATAAAATGAATAAAACAGAAAACCATAAGCATGATTCTAGATACACAGACGTTAAACAAAACAGAATGAAAGAAGCAGATAAGATGATTAACGAGTTTAAGCTAAGCTTCAAAGAAACATTTGGTGTAGAACCTTTAGTGGTTTACTCTTTTGAAGAACATTATGTACCTAAGATAACTCTTGATGAGTTAGTAGAACTAGCGTCAGACTGTTTAAAAGAAAATTATAAAAGCGAAATCTTCGAAGGAGGAATCCGTAATAGAAGAAGAGAAAGAATACTGGTCTTATATAGACAGTTGTTTTTAAAGATTGCTCAGCAGATAGGTTATACTACAACCCGAGCTGCAAAAGTTATAGGTTACAAACACTGTACAGCAATCTATTCTAGAAGAAAGGTAGAAGATTTTATAAGACTAAAAGATGAATTAGTACTAACCCATTACAAACTTTTAATAGATGCCTACGAAAAACGATATGGCGATGCTGGAATTTTTCCAAAAGATCGTAGATTCAACATTGAGCCCGAATCAGTTTTACCTTCTGTATTCGATGAAAGAAAGCATATCTCCTAAGAAGATAAACATACATCAAGAGATAAGAAACTTATTAGCAGATGGATGGATTAAAGAAGGAGATTATCAAGAATACGAGTTAGAACCTAAAGCTTATAGTATACTACATCAAGTAGAAACATTCTTTAAAGTACACAAGAAGAAGACTAGTTCTCAGATACTGGGTAAAGAATTTGTAGAAAGCATGACGAAGTACAACGAGCTTTTCCCCCGGAAGAAAGCAGGAAGCAACAAATATATGCGCTCTAACATTAAAAATGTAGAGACAAATTTTAGATGGTTCTTTGCAAACTATCAATACTCCTGGGAAACAATACTAGAAGCAACATCTCGCTACATAAAAGATCAGGAAGCAGATAACTATAAATACACTAGAACATCTATGTATTTTATACATAAGAAAGATAAAGGTGTAGAGTCATCTGACCTAGCAGATTGGTGTGAGATGGTTGTTGGTGGAGAAGATAACTCTGATAATCAAGCCTTTAAAGAAAAAGTTGTATGAGCCTGAGTATGAGAACAATAAAGATGCTGAAAAGTTTGTTTGAAGATAGCAAATGTATTAGCTTTGCACGTAATCCTAATCCTTGCTACCATCTCATTAGTGTAAAAAAGTTACGCTCGGGAGATCGTCGCCTTTAGTGTATGACTCAAACCAACTATAGAAAGCGAAGATGGCGCTCGCAAAAAGACTCTTATCAAGATGCTTTAGACTACATGCATGGTAGAAAAAGCGGGAAGATAACTAGTATAAAAACGCCATGGACAAAGTTTAATGATGCCACTGCTGATGGCATAGAGTGGAACTCTACAACAGTAATAGCAGCTAGACCTGCAACAGGTAAGACTCTAGTAAAAGATCAGATCATTAGAGAAGCTTTTAAACTTAATCCTAATATGCACTTTCGCGTATTAGAGTTTAGCCTAGAGATGGTGGGAAGAGTTTCCGCCATGAGATCCTTCTCATCATTTATAGGCAGAACCTATAAATACTTGTGTAGTGCAGACGGTACTATATCCGATTCTGATATGCACAAGTGTTTTGATTATGCAAAGCAGATGAAAGATCTACCTATAGATGTTATAGAAGATCCCTGTACTGTAAACGAGTTCCGCGAAACGATAGCCGAGTATATGGATGCCCACTCTGTGCAGAAGATGGACAAAGATGGAAAGAGCTACCGTGAGTACACCAAAACAATTGTCACCCTAGATCACTCACTATTACTTAAGAAAGCGCCCTTTGAGAAAGACAGAATGGATACTCTATTTGCACTCGGAGAAGCACTCACAGATCTCAAACGCAAATATCCAATAGCATTTATAGTGCTAAGTCAGCTCAACAGAGACATCGATAGACCAGAAAGAAACGAGAATGGTAAATACGGAAACCATATCTTGGAGTCTGATATCTATGGATCCGATGCTTTACTCCAACATGCAGATACCCTTATTGGAATAAATCGTCCGGGCAAACAGAAGATTAGATTCTATGGTGTAGAAAGATATATCATAGACAGTCTGGATGTACTGGTATTCCACTTTATCAAAGCTCGTAATGGTGATACTCGTATGAGTTTCATGAAAGCCGAGTTTGATAAGATGAAGGTATCAGAGATGGAACCACCCGCAACTCAGAGTAATAACGTAACAATAAAGTAATATGAGTATCAGCACAGTGCAAAGAACAGAAGAAAAGAAAGAACGCGAGAGACTTATGAAACTATTTCATAAGCCTACTTTCGATGCTCTTGGTCTTAGTGAGAAAGACTATGAGTTTATCCCTAAACTTGCGTACAAGCCAAAAGAAATCGAAGCTACAGAACCGCACATCGGTTTGTTTGCTAGCGAAATCAGTAAAGGAAAAGATATCTATATCGAGTTTGCCGATAGAGATGGTATTCCACAGGATGCGGAGAGAAGGCTATATAAGTGGCGCTTTAATCCTAACTTCCGTGAGGAGTATGTCTGTATAGACAACACGACTAGTATCAGATATTTTATTCCTACATCAGAGTTGGTTCTTATTAAGACAAACTCTCCTGAGGTTCTAGTAGAACAATCTGAGAAGCCTAAGAAAGCTGTTGATTTATTTACTCTATCTAGTGATGATGTATCCTTAAACGATGCAACGATCAGAGATCTTGCAGCAGTACTATGGAAACAGCCAGTAAGTAATAAAGAATGGCTTAATGATTTAATCAAAATAAATAAGATATGAGCGAAGAAAGTAAACCTAAGATCATCCTACCAAAGGCCAAGGTTTCCGCAGAGAACAAAAGCCCAAAGAACATGATTATCTTTTCCAAGCCTAAGGTTGGTAAGACAAGCATGTTTGCACAACTAGATAACTGTTTAATAATAGATCTAGAAGATGGTAGCGATTACGTAGAAGCTATGAAGATTAAAGCTAAATCTGTAAAGGATATTGTAGATATAGCAAATGCTATTGTAGCTGAGGGTAAACCTTACAAGTACATAGCTATAGATACGATAACAGCTTTAGAAGAAATGTGTGTTCCATATGCAGAGAAGATTTATTCTGAGACTTCTATGGGGAAACATTGGTTTACAAAGCTCAAGCCGGAGTATGGAACGATCTTGAATCTTCCTAACGGCGCAGGTTATCCCTATCTTCGCGAAGCTTTTACCAGGATAATAGAGATGCTAAAAACGTGCGCACCAAGAATCATTCTAATAGGACACATTAAAGATGTGATGTTAGAGAAAGCTGGAGCAGACTTTAATAGCATGGATCTAGATCTAACTGGTAAGCTGAAGAGAATAACTACTTCGCAGTCAGATGCTATTGGTTATTTGTATCGTAAGGGTAACCAAAATATCTTAAGCTTTAAAACTAACGATCAGGTTTCATGTGGTGCTAGACCAGACCATCTTAAGAATCAGGAGATAGTTATCTCTGAGATGACAGATGACGGACTAGTAACCTACTGGGATAGGATTTATATTGATTAATCATTAAAAGTAAAACAAAATGTTAAACACAAAAGACATCAAAACAGATGGAGGCTCGAACGTACCGAAGACTCTACAGCCTGGTAATCATACGGTTACCATCTACAAAGTAACACTAGAAGAATTTAAGTTTAAACCAGGAGGTCTGCATGTGCTATTACATGTGCAAGGTCCTGATATGGGAGAAGACTTTGAAGGTTTCTGGATAGATAAGAACAACGAGTCTCTAGGTAGATTCAGAGGTCAGGTTGGTAGAGTAAAGGCTAGTGAGTGGGCTTTCGCAGATGGTACTACCAAGACAGGTATACAGGTAAGCAGAGATAATGATATGCTTAAATTCTTAAAGAATCTATGCGTAGAAATTGGTGCTCTCAAATGGTTGGAAGATCAAGATGGAAAGCATGCGACTATCGAGTCCTTGTTCGAAGCCTTTGATAATGATAAGCCTTTTGCAAATGTAGAACTAAACGCATGTCTAGCTGGTAAAGAGTATCTTAACAAAGAAGGATATACTAACTATGATATGTTCTTCCCTAAGCCTAACAAGCAGACAGGTGTACCATTCGAAGGAACAAACAAAAAGATAAGCAAAGTAATTACCTTTAACGATAAGGAACATATCCGTAAGAAAGCTGTAGAAGAAGTTAGTAGCTTCGGAGCAGACTCTACTGAAGGAGGAGCTCCTATTGTAAATAGTGATTTTAAGCTTTAAGTCTAACCCAATAAACAAAGGGGTAGGCTAAGGCTTACCCCTTTTTTATTTTATGATAAGAACAAAATCGTTAATCTCCGATCTAAAGGAGATACCAGCAGAATGGGCATTTGAGTATTATCTAAAGTTAAAAGAAAAGCTAACAGGACAAAACGTAAGGATAACATCCGTGTTTAATCCAGGTGAGAAGAATCCATCTATGTATGTATACTATGATGAGAAAGCTTCTAAGTATAAGTTTAAAGATTTTTCTGTGCAAGATAAATCTGGCGACGCTATACATCTTGTTATGCTAATATTTGACTTAGATAGCAGAGGCAAAGGCGCACAGAAAATAATAGAAGATTATAATCAATGGAACCTAACAAACAAAGGAGACTATGATATTAGAGAGTTTAAAGTACGTGCCCGTTATAAGGTAACAGAATTTAAGACTCGAGCATGGAATACTTTGGATAAGAACTATTGGACTAAGTATGGCATTACTTCTAAGATACTAGACTTTTATAATGTGGTAGCTCTTGAGTCTTATAAGATGAGTAAGGAAGAAGATGGAGAACTCAAAGAACTAGTTATAACAGGACAGTTTATCTATGGTTATTTTAGAAACGACGGAACACTATTTAAGATTTACCAACCTAAAGTAAAGGACAGAAAGTTTATAAAGATAAAAGATTATATCCAGGGATCGGATCAGCTTAGCTATAAAGAAGATTACCTAGTTATATGCAGCTCTTTAAAAGATATGATGTCTCTAAAACGAATGGGTATTACGAATCTAGAATCAGTAGCTCCGGATAGTGAGAATACTATAATCAGTAAACCAGTAATAGACGCCTACAAATTTAAGTATAAGAAGATCATTACCCTGATGGATAATGATGGAGCCGGCATAGACTCTATGAAAAAGTATGAGGAGTTATATAATATTCCTTATGTACATCTAGAGTTAGATAAAGATTTGTCCGACTCTATCGCATCAAGAGGACTAGACAAAGTAAGAGAAACATTAATCCCGTTATTAAAACAAGCAGTAAATGTACAAAGTACCACACAAAATCCTTAAGGCTATTAAGGATAACATCAGCTCTTCCAAGATATTGATAGAGCTCTTATCTAAAGGATCTAAGGTAGATCCTAAACAGATAAAATCAACAATCAAGAAACTAGAAAAAGATTTGAAAATTCTTAACCAATACGATATAGATGGAGGAATTTGAAAAGTGGTTATATAGTTTGCCATTGCAGACACTAACCGACGAATTAAAAGAAGATATAATAGTAGCTGTGCACAACATGCTAGACCAAATAAAAATAAAAGAAAATGAGTAAGATCTATGTAGGCATAGACATCGGTAAGTCCGGTGCTATAGCTGTTCTATCTGGCAACAGTATTGTTACCTATGAGATGCCTAAGATAGCTAATGAGTTAGACTACCACACTTTAAATAAATTACTAAGACAGTTCTGCAGTAATGCTGAGAAACCTTATGTAGTATTTGAAAAGCTAGGAGTAATCTTTGGCTCAGGTAAATCTACAGCATTTTCTATGGGTCATCAATCTGGTGCCGTAGAAATGTCTTGTGTAGCCAACGATATCCCTTACACAAAAGTAAGAGCTGTAGATTGGCAGAAGCAGATGTTTCAAGGAGTACAGGAGATAACTAAAACAGGATCTTCCAAGAAAGATACCAAGGCTATGGCACTGGTAGCTATCAAAAGAATCTTTCCTGATCTTAAGCTAACTTTTGGAACAAGAGCAACCAAGGCTCACGATGGATTAGTAGATGCAGTATTAATGGCGGAATACGCCAGAAGAAATAATTTATGAGAAAAGATACTTTAACATTAGGTCAAACCTTTATCCTATATGATATGGGAGTAAGAAAGATTGAGGTAAGATATAGCGGAGGTGGAGACAGCGGCGCTATTGATGAGGTGATCTTTCTTAACGAAGAAGAGGATGATATAACAGAGTTTGTAAAAGATAAATTAGATGCATTAGATGTAGAGCTTTCTGTAGACTGTATAGAGAACGTAGCATATGCTCAGATCCTAAACCATCACATCAGTGATTGGTATAACAACGGAGGAGGAGCAGGGAATCTATACATAGAAATCCCTAGCTTAAAAGCTTATGGAACTACAGAGTACTATGAAGAGTCGGAAGGAGTATACGATGAAGAAACAAACTCATGGGAATATCCTGATGATGACGAAAGAAATCGCTGGGAAGAAGACTTCGAAGAGAATCTAGAAACAAACTTTTAATGGCACATCCTTGGCAACATGCTAAATCTAGTGCTAAGAAATTCGGCGGTATACCCGACGACTATTTACATATACACACATGGTTTGACGAGACTAAAGCCTGGGTAGGTCATAGTGTTCACAGAATGTTTAGACATCACTCAGAAGGTATCTTCGAGTGTGAAAAGATATTTGGCGAATTCTTTACTAACTCAGATGGTAAGACTGTCTATACCAGATATGTAGGGGAACAGCACGTAAGAGAAGACTGCAATGGACATATTCCTTGCGCAAAAGAATGGATTGATAATTTTAAAGAACCAAAAGAATGGATGATCAAAGTACAAAAACTGGAGGATTAGTATCAGAAGATATTAATTATAATAACCTGCTAAACATGCTTAACTCTTCAGACAGAGAGAATGCTGTAGTAGCACTTACCTGCATAGAGAACATAGACTTTAAACTGTTTATGCTTAAGATAATGCTTTTATATAAAGAATCAAAAGTCGAGCTAGGTATGTGGAAAGAACATGCTCCCAAGGCTCATGCTAAATTGATGAAGGCTATCTATTCAACTAAACATGCGCAGACACAACCTCATGACTATGTAACATTTGATGAAATAGTAAGAGCTTGTGCTAAAGAAACTATCTCAGAAGAAGATAATCAGTTATTAGTATCTGTTATATGCAAGAAGATGCAAGATTCTT